ATAGCCTATCTATTTCAACGAACACCGGGATTAATAGGTTTCGGCACTTTTACTGGAAATAATTCTCCAGACGGGCCAAATGTAATTGTTAATGACGGCGGTTCTGGATTTAAACCAGCTTGGATAATGCTTAAAAAAACTGATGCATCTGGTAACTGGTTTGTTAAAGATAATGGAAGAAATCCTTACAACCCAGTTAATCTTGAAATGTATCCTAGTGATGACCAAGTAGACTACTCAGATTCTAATTCTGAGGTAGATTTTACCGCTAATGGGTTTAAAATTAAAGGTCAGGCAGGGGGTTATAATTCAGCCGGAAATAAAATGATATATGTGGCATTCGCTGAAACACCATTTGCTTCAAATAACAGAGCTAGATAATTCGTGTTGGTAAAGTACATTACCCTAATACAGAAAAAGGGCGTAAAGACTCACTTCAAGCTTTACGCAACGTAAGAAGAGCATTGACATCAGAAATGAAAAAGAGAAAACAATATGGACCCAGCAACGATTGCATTAAGTATAGCCGCTTGTAAAAAAATAGCCGAAACCTGTGTCGATGTAAAGGACTTAACCCATTCTCTTGATTCCTTATTTAATCATCAGGAAGAACATGAAAAGAAAGAACCCAAGAAGAATGAACCCACTACTCGTATGCAGCAAGTCCTTAAAATTAGGGCAGGGGATGAAGGATACGATGACGATACGGCTATAAGCGCAGTAGCTAATGACGTTCTGGCTCAGAAACAAAATGATTTAGCTTTAAAGGGTCTAGCCAGAGAGATAGATAGAAAGTGGGGGATGGGTACATGGGAAACAATAATAGATGAACGTGAGAAACGTCTAAAGGTAAAAAAAGAAAATCAAAAGAAGGCTAAAGAAGTAGCAAAGAAACGTCAGATAGAGTCAGATGCTAAATGGGATAAAATATACTACTGGCTTAAAGAGTTTGGAAAGTTAATAGTTATATTTGTATTTTTTGGTATCATAGCATGGGTAGTTATAGCAAATAAATGTACTGGACCGGGATGTTAAATGGAATTTGGAATAAGAGAATTAGTACAATTTGGAACACTTCTGGCCTCTTTAGCCGGAGCCTTTGCTGTAGTAAAGTCTCAATTAGCTAGAGTAATACAGGACATTAAAACTATGAATATGGAAATACATGAGTTAAATACTAGACTAGATAAAGCTGAATCATCTACTGCTGTATTTACTCATCAAATATCTGTATTGGGAGCTATACTATCTCCAGATAAACTAGCAGATCAACATAGAGAAATTGCTTCTATGCGGTCTTCTTTAGATTCTCTGACTTCCGAAGTCTCTACATTACGTCATATGCACAATGGTTCACACCCCCCAGTATAAAGGAGATTAAATATGTATGGATACGGTAAAAAAAAGAAGAAGAAGAAAAAGAAAAAATAATGGCAAAAGGAATGAAACATTACTTCCGTGACGGCACATTGCATAAAGGCAGTAGTCATAAAATGCCAAATGGAGACTTACACTCAGGCGCAAGGCATACTAATTCCAGTAAAAAACTTTTTCACTTTAAAAATTTATCTAAAACTGCTAAAAAGAAAGCTAAAGCAAATGCCTAGTTTTGGTACTAAAAGTAAAGAACGTCTTGATAGTTGCGATCCTCAGATTCAACTAGTGCTTAACGAAGCTATTAAACACTACGATTTTTCCGTACTGGAAGGACATCGAACTGAAGAAAAACAACAAGAATACTTTGAGTCAGGGGCAAGTAAGGTGCAGTACCCTAATTCAAAACATAATTCATATCCAGCTATGGCAGTGGATGTGGTTCCCTATCCTATTGATTGGGATAATCTCCAGCGGTTTAAAGAGTTGTCTGAAGTCATTAAGACGGCTTGTGAAACTGTAGGTGTAGATAACCTACATTGGGGTTTTGATCTATGGCAGTGGGATATGCCACATTGGGAACTTAGGTAATGCTCCCACTTTTAGGGCCACTTGTAAGCGGTGTATTTGACATAGGCAAACAATACTTTGCTAATAAAGCAGAGAAATCAAAAGCTAAACATGAACAAGAAATTGCAGTAATCCGTGGAGATCAGAAGTGGGACGAGATACAGGCAAGGAATAGTGGGGACAGTTGGAAGGATGAATATTTAACAGTAGTCATAACGTCACCATTTATCGCTATGTTCTTAGCGGCTGTTCTTGACAATAGGGGAATGGTGGAACGAATAGGGGAAGCCTTTATAATTCTCCAGAGCGAGGTTCCCGAACAATACTGGACACTGTTAATCATAGCCTTTGGTGCATCTTTCGGTGTCAAGGGTGTCGTAAAGGGTGCTAAAACATTTATTGATGGGAAGAAAAAATAATGTCATTTCGATCTACAATTAATAAAGTCTTAGTCAGGCTAAGAGAGGACACAATCACTTCTGATTGGTCCGGAGCTATTAACGATTCTACGTCAGTAGATGACTACCATAAATTGGTGGGTGAGTTTGTAAACGAAGCTAAGACCATTGTAGAGGACGCTTGGAACTGGGGAGCCTTGAGGACAGTAATTGCCATAAGCACTACTTCCGGAACATCTCAGTACACTGTAACCGGAGTAAATAACCGTAGTCGTATTCTACAGGTCATTGACTCTACAAACAATTCTTTACTTACCCAAACTTCCGATGACTACTTTTATAACGTAACGTATACAGGTACATCCTCTAACGGTGTTCCGGTGTACTACCGACTAAATAATAACACTATTGACTTTTGGCCTACTCCAGGTGGTACTTACGCAATTAAAATTCATGCCGTAGATGTTCCCGATGATCTTACACTAGCCGCCGATACTTTTTCCGTTCAGGAACACTTAGTAGTCCTTGGAGCCTATGCACTAGCTCTGGCTGAACGTGGCGAGGACGGAGGAACACCTAGCGATCAGGCTATGGTCAGATTCAGAACTGCTTTAACTGACGCTATTTCACAGGATTCCCAACGAACTGTAAACGAGACAACTTGGTATGCCAGCTAAACCAACTACACCTATCCCTCTTAAGGGGATGGGGAGTTCCGGACTAAACACTCAGGCTCAAGATTCTACTTTGGGACCCGAATGGCTGACTCAGGCCGAAGGAGTGGTGTTTGACCTACAGGGTCGAATAGCTTCCCGTAAAGGTATCAAGATGGTATCTAAAGCCATAGCCAGTTCAGTTAAATCTATAGCTGGTTACATTAAATCAAACCGGACTAGGGAATATTATGCCGGAGCAGGGAACGCAATCTATAAGATAGATACTTCCACTAGTCCCTATTCCCTCACGGCTCAGACTTTCTCCGGAACCGCACAGACTATATCGGACGCTAACTGGACATGGGTAAACTTTAATGACGAGTTATGGGGTATCCAGACAGGGCATAAAGTAATAAATTATAACGGCACTGTATGGTACGATAGAGATGATATTCCCGTCAGTGTAGCTACGGCAAATGTAAATGGAGCCACAAGCAGTACGACAACTTTAGTAGTTGACGGTAATTCAGGTACAATCGAAACCGGGATGTATGTAACTGGCTCCGGTATTTCCGGAACGGTTACTGTCTCATCTTTATCCGATCAAAATAATCTAGTCCTGTCCTCCGCTCAGTCGTTGAGTAATGATGTTGCGTTGACATTTACTTCTACATACGCCGCACCAGCCGGAGTAACTACCTTTGACCCCTCATGTGGCCTTGGTGACTTTGGACGTATGTGGTACGGAGGGATTACTGAAGCACCCGGAGTTGTTTATTATTCGGATAACCTTATAGGGGAAAAATTAACTGGTGGAGCTTCCGGTTCTATTGATCTTAAGACAGTATGGGGTAACGATGAAGTAGTAGGGCTTGCTTCCATTATGGATAAAATTGTGATATTTGGTAAACAGAATATTGCAATTTATTCCGGAGCTTCTAATCCGGCTTCTATGGCTCTTGAAGAAGTCATTAAGGGTACGGGGTTAGCAGGGAAGGACAATATAGCTTATGTAGGTACGGACATATTATTCCTTAGTTACGAAGGTTTAATGTCCTTGGGCAGACTTCAGCAAACGGACGGTAAGGCTCCCATACAGGATTTATCGGTAACTGTCCGTAACGATCTTGTGGGTATCTTATCTTCCGCTACTGTAGCAAACATTAAAACTGCTTATTATCCGGAAGACGGTCTGTTGGTTATATTCATGCCGGACGAAAAGAAAGCTTATGTATTTGATGTCAAAATACAGACTTCTACTCCAAGAGTGACTACATGGCCCTTCACTACGTCCCCTTTATGCGGATTGGGTACTATTGACGGTAAGTTATTTATGGGTTTACCTACTGGAGTAGCTGAATACTCAGATTATCAGGACGCAACCATTACTTCTGATGGATCGGGCGGTTGGACCACTACGACTTCTAACTACAGTTATGTATTTCAGACTTCTTGGTTAGATTTAAATTCACCTACCTTTGCTAAAATTATTAAGTCCGGACTTTTTGCAATCACCGGAGGAAGAGGGGCCAGTTCCACAATATCGGTCTATAAAGATTTTGAACTAGGCACTCCTTACTCCAAGACTATTTCCCTTGTGTCCGGAGTGACCATATCGTTATATACACAGGGGGATGACGGTGCGGCATTAGTAGCCGGAACAAGATCATTTTATAATAATACAACATTAGCTACTGTAGCTCCCACAGCTAATGTAAACGGAGCTACAAGCA